TATTTGATCAGTATTCATATACTTCAAATCTACGTTGGTTAATCGTACTTTAAGGCTTCTATCTACACGCCTTATGTGAGCAATAGACTTCAGCGAAGCGTCTTTGTCAAGAACTAAATACTTATTAGTGAATTTACTAAGTGTTTTCTTAATGCTAGAAGTAACGGTAGTTCCTAGCAATGCTACTCCCACTATACCTTCCAGCCTACTAACTGCACAAGCCGATGGCGTGTCCTCTACTAACACTGCTATGTCTCCAGAGCCTACATGTATACCGTCAGGCAGTTCACCATAGGATAACCACTTGGGGCCAAACTTTCTAAGTGATCTTCCTACAGCACCATTCTGCCCATAGAATAATACTCTGTCCTCTGCCGGAGCATACCGCACGTTGATATATTTATTCTGGTAAGCTTCTACACTGTTGACGCTCTTCAAGTATTCCATTGCTGGTGCATGGTTCTCAACAGACGTTGTTATAGAAGGAATAGGCTTAATAGGCTTATTCTTAGTAGGGGCTGTATTATTGAGATAATCTCTAACAGCCTTCTGATTACGTCTGCCAGAGTATGCACCTTTAGCATCACACGATGCTCTGTAACAGTACCATAGTAGTTTACCACCAGACTTTGATACAGCCAACTTCTTTGGGCCGTAGCAGAAGGGACATGTTACTACTACTGTCTCACCTTCTTGTACTGGTATAGTCTGTACTGTCTTTAGTTGTTGCTTATAGGTCATGGTTATAGTCCTAGTTTTGATAATGCACCCTATCGGGCGCATCCGAAGGATACAGCATTAAATGTTGCAGTCAACACCTAATACATAGTTATTATAACCAATTACTGATAACAGTCATTCTACTACAGTCTCTGTAAGTGCTTGTATTAGTTATATAACTGTTAATCAATTGGTCGTAGGTTCGATCCCTACCGCCGGAGCCAAACTTAATGAAATCAATAACTTAGGTGGTGTTTAGGTGGCACATTGTCATTGCACTTTTGGTTATTGCACAGTGACAATGTGACAATAGTTTTACTAGTAGTGAATCACTCTAGCACGATGTCATCTGCTTTCAGACCTTTCTTAATCAGTTCAACGAACCCCAGAGAAAATATTTGCCCAAAAACTTCGGGGCTACACTCAATTTTGACAGTAGCAGAGCCGTTTTCATGCTCTTCTATCTCTACTATCTTGATGGGTTGTATTACATCTTTCATACCGCTTTCTCCTTGGCTCTCTGCCTCTCATCATCAGACATAGGCCGTATGCGTGGATAGTTAGTACCCATCAATGCAGACCAGCTTACCGGAAACAGCGTATGCATGTGTTCACTGATCTTGTCTGCTATCACACGGCTTTCATATTGCGTGTCAGGCTTACACCGAAGCTTGCACATTTTAGCTATTGCTTTAACTGTACCGCTCCATATCCATGAACTCATCATCGACTGAGGTAATACCATCCTAGCCTGTTCAGGACAAACGCCGTTATCTATCATCAGGGTATATAGTCGAGACACTTCGCCATACACGTAGTCTGTGTACTCTGATATTGGTTCTTCCCAATTATCCCAAAGCGGATGCTCTTCTGTACTTAGCTCATGATCAAGCTCCATCCAGTGCAAGGTTTCTATTGTAGTACTAGAAGAGCCTTGCTTCTTATCCTCGCTACGCTCACGCCAAGTATCTGGCCTGTAGAACTCAGGCTCACTATTTATATATCTACGGGATATTTCGTTCCAAGGCATATACTCATGTTTCTTAAGCTGCCCCATTACAAAGAGGGGTGCGCTACACCTGAAGGTAACAAAGGTATGGTTGAATGGACTATAGTGTTCATGATCAGCCAAGTACTTGATCAGCTTCTTATCAACATCATTCACAACAGGGATCATAGGACCATCACCAATACCGCTATAGCCTAAAGCATCAGACTTTTTGTCAAAGGATACCCTAGCCGCATTGACTACTGAAATATCATCACCACTGTGTTCAACATAATCTACAGTTAATTGTTCAATACCCATTACAGTATCCTCTCATAAGTCTTCTTAGTCCTAACAGATTGCCACCTAGCGCCTACCAGCATTGATGTGAGGCGGGGATAGGGCAGAGTGTTCCCCATACCAGCCAACCGCTCAACAGTATCTGTTTCTTCATCGTACACCAAAAACACCTTGTATTTGGTTTCATGTCCGGCATGAGTGTACTTATCTTTAAAGCATTCCATTTAGAGTAACCCTCGTTTACGCATTGCGTTCTCAGCTTCAATATTCCCATGCTTGGCGTATACTACCAGCATCTGGGGGTTGCGATGTCCGGTCAAAGACATCAGTTCTCTGTCCGTACAACCAGCACGACTTGCATGGGTAGTACCTGTACGGCGCAGATCGTTCAGCCAAATGTTAGTAAGTTTACCAGTAGCATTATCAAATGACGTTGGTAGCTTATAGGCTTTGGCTAATCTTCTAAAAGACTTCACTGCCCGATCACTGGTATATGGCTTGCCTGTACTTTCCTCACGCAATACATAGTTGTCCCTGTTACTACGGGTATGTAGCTCCAGACGTTTACGAACAGATGGGGTCAGAGAGATAGACATCTTAGCCCCTGTCTTTTGTTGGGTGAAATTACAGTGACCAGCCTCTAGATCGAAGTTGTCCCATGTCAGTAGACGTACATCAATTACACGCTGACAGAACTCATACAACAGAGTGATCATAGTACCCATACTCTGTCGCCCCTGTTCATCACAGAAGTCGATCATGCCCTGTATATGCTCTTCGGGCCACAAAACCTCTCTGTCAGGCAGCTTTGGTAATTTAAGTAGAGAGAATGGGTTAGACTTAACGCTATCAGAGCGCAGTGCTTCCATCCATACCAGCTTTAATACCTTCACAGTGTGATTAGCTTTGTGTGTAGAGACATCATTCTGTATGTGTTGCCACAGATTTTGTACGTACTTGTAGTTTATGTTTGACACAAGCATTCTATCAAAGGACACACTACCTATGTGTATAGACGAAACATAGTTAAGGTGACTAAGGTATGAACGCCTAGTCTCATCCTTCTTAATGTTCTTGTAGGCATTAGATTGTTTGTATGCCTGAACAAGAGCCTCAACAGAACGCTCGTCCACATGAATATCATCATGGTTGCCGGACTTCCAAGCCTCAAACTTACGTTTGATCTCATAGCCACGGGCATTGGCGTCCTGTTTGTTCTCGTAGGTTTCAAAGGCTAGCTCTGGGAATGCTCCCAGAACTTGCTTAGTAGGTCTAACACCGTAGACCATACGATTGCCCCTCATTCGAGGGCGTACATAAGGAGCCTTACCCATTTATCATGGCCTTTATGTAGTCTTGCCAAGGCAGAGTATAGCTTATGTCATGATACTGGCAGTATCCTATGGCAGCATACATGGTCTTTGCATCCGTACTGTCATCTATCTCTGCATAGATACCGTCTTCACGCATTTCTAACGTGAGCCAGTAGTTCTCATCATCATGCCAGTGTAGTTTAGTAGCTTCATCAGTGGTGCTACAGTGCATTTGACCAATAACCTCAGTCAAACCACCAATAGCCCATATGAATTTGCTGAATACTTCTTCTTTAGCCATACCCATTCTCCTATGCATTCACATATTGGCGATTGTAATTAATGATGTAAGAGATACCTATCTCATGGCAGTCACAGTCATGGGCATAGACAGCCTCAAGGGAGTTAGCCACGGCTTGTACCTTCTCCACAACCATCTCTTCAGTTAAATCTTCATCGTAACTGAAGTTCATAGGGATGGCAGTCAGCACCTCTTTCCAGTGCTTGTACTTGTGGCACTCTTTATCCTTGGAATTGATCTTCTCGTACCGATGCTCATAAACAAACACCACGGCATCGTTGTGATCCCAGACTTTTACTTTATAGGTCTTATCCGCAATCATACTGCTTCTCCTTTGCGTACATTGATACGAATAACAAAGTAGTTGGAGTCGGGGTGCAGAGCGACTTCGCTCTTGAGAACAACTGTGTCGCCAGCCCTAGCCCATTTAGATAGGTGTTTGATGGACAGAAGTTTGTCTCCACGCGGTCTGCGGTAGAGGCGTACCTGTGTCTCCTGTGAACGAAAATCATCTGTGAAGAACCCCGTAAAGGTAGCCTTCTGACCGTTCTCAATCATATCATAATCAGTTGTAAGGTGTTCTTTGGCAAAGGCCACCACTGACTTGTTAGCATCAATGATGGACTTATTCAGCATACGCTGAGTGATTTTAATAGTAGCATTTTGCATCATAGTTTTATCCTAGTTGGTTAACGAGGACCACTATGAACGACACTCTACTAGGTGTCAAGAAAAAAGTTAACAGGTTGGCTTTACCCTGCGCGACTACTCCATTTTAGACTAGTCAGGGCAACAATTATCCCCTGCAATAAACTCATCCCCGACCTGTGCAAGGCATATATACCCCAACTCCTTGCAAGTGCAGCCATCATCAGGCATGGCTATGGCAGCGTCCATGCTGGGGGAGTAAGCAACTACATAAGGAGTGTTGCTCTCATTATAGCCAGAGAGAGCATCAAGCATTGCGTTAGCTATCTCAGCGGCTTGGTGTTTATTAAATTGTGTGCAGTTCATGATTACTCTCCTGTGTTGTTTGTTTGATTTACCAGAGTGCAGTATATACCCCTCAATAGAAAGATCAACACGATATTAACTAGAAAAGCAATTTACCCTGCGCGACTACTCCATTTTATACACCTCTCCCAAAACAGAATGCTCATCATGCTATGTATATACACACATATATACACACGAAAAAAATTTTAAAAAATCGCTGCGCTGGGCCGGATTTGATTAATAAAACAACTATAAAGCGATTAGTAAAACAAACAAAAAACCATTTAGTTATGGACACTTAGCAGCATTTTGTTATTGATTGCGTTACCAACTAACCAAAGAAAGTAACCAAATGAAAACAACTATAGAGATAGAGCAGCGCTTAGACTGCTTGAATATATTGGGCGTTTATTATTCAGCGCCGTTAGAAACTAAAGCTTACGGCTTGCAATGGTATAAGCTAGCGTTTGATGTAGCAGCCGAAATAAGCGCAAAAACGGGTTTGGATATTGAAACAACTATTGCGGTTATTTCAGCGCTTTCGCCTAATAACAAATGGGCTGTTAATATAGATAACGCTGATAGGCTTTGCACGGCGTATGCAAACGGCGCTGATCCAATGGAAGTAAAAGTTTCAACCTATAACCCAAACAAAGCAAAAGCGGTTGATTGTCTTGAAATATCTAAAACGGTTGAATTACGCCGGATATTGAACGGGCAAAAGATAACGGCGTTTTTTGATTGCATTTTGTATGCTGGCAATAAAACCCACGCCCACGGTAAAGAAGCGGTTTGCATAGATGGACACGCTAAAAGCATTTATTATGGTGAAAGATACATGCTTAAAGATAACAAATCTAACATAGGCAAAAAGGAATACGCCGCAATAAGCGCCGCTTATGTTACGGCTGCCGGAATAATTAACGAAATTGAACAGCCCAAAGAAGCAATCACGGGCTGCCATGTTCAAGCTATCACTTGGAACCATTGGCGCGACATTCACGGCATAAAATGAGCGGCGTGTTTCAGGTTATCGGGTTTTTAGTTTTCGTAG